GGGGTTTCCCCCCCCCCCGTATTTTCGTGTTCGCATTACACTATGAAATGCATTAACCTTACATTTTTGTATGAGTTATAAGATTTTAATCACGAAAATAGGATTATGTAGCGTGTCTTTTAAGACTGTTGATTGTTGGTATTTGTTGTTTGATTTTATTGGGCCAAGCCTGGTATTTTCATTTCATCCATTTATCTGCATCTCAATTTATTAATTAGCCCTATATGTTTTATTAGAGTATTTATTGTCTATTTGTCGCATAGTATGCAATTAAGATATCAGTGCCTTTTGAGGAATGGTCTTTTTTGTGTATCGACTAAGTTGTAATATCAATTAGCCACCCAGTTTACTGGATATGAATGTCAGTGGTATACATTCTAAATATATTGGTTTACCGATTATCGTATTTTTATTTTTATTATATACGTTTAGTCTGCTTTATATTTATAACACAGCGTTTTTTCGCTTAAATAAAATCGCTAGTATCTGTTGATTAAGGCTGCTAGTTAAATTAAATGATTGCTTCAAAAAGTTTAGGAACTGTTGAGAATAATACCAAGAGAACTGAAATTGAAATTATTAAGAAGAATAGTAGAAGAAATAAAGTTAGTCGTAAGAAGAAAGTTCGAGATGAGACTAATTTGATTAATAAAATTACAAGAATTGAATTAGATAAAATTGCTGATAAGCAACTCAAGGACGACATTATTGATAATGTTTCCACAAAGGAAATTATTGGTAATAAGATGGGTTTTATTAGTGACCCTGATTATATTTTAATTACTAAAGAAATTCAAAAATTTGTTGATAAATATACTGATAGAGAAGATATATTTTCTCCTTTAATTATACCTGATGGTAAAGAAGCTGCTTATGCAGCAATGCTTGCTCTTCAACGTATTATTATGGAGAAATATACGTTCAATACTGAAGAAGTTAAATCTAGTGAGATTATTTCTTCCCAAGTGGAAGAGCTTTTAGGAGCTAGAAAATTAGAATTAAAGAAAATGTTTCGGGATGAAATTAGGAAAGATACTAAAAAGCGCCAACTTGCTAAACAAGAAGGTAGCAAATTTAGAGATAGAGAATTTGTTTTTGGAGACCTTGATATTACTAGTTTGCCAGAAATCAATAAGCGCCTCGATAGAGGAGCTGTGATTGATAATGGAAAATTAGTTGGAGGCCACACCTCACGAGGTGGAGCCAAAAATAGAGAAACAAAATTGAAATTTATTGAGAAACAAGAACATATTGTTGAATCAAATAGAATTCATCAGAATAATAAATTAGAAGCCCAGAACTTCCGAAAGGATGTGAAGGCTCGAAAATCATTACCAATAAATACAGAAGGAGGACCCAATGAGGGTTTCTTTCCTCTGTCTGATGAATATTTGAATTTAAATTTTATGAGTCCTGAGTATGCTGAAAAATGTTTAGAGATAAAGAAAGATAAAGATATGATTGTCATCAATGAGGTCAATCCAATTTCTTACACTGTTAATAAGCAACCACCTGAAGCCCTTAAAACGGCCTTTAAGTATTTGTTTGATAATTTTAAAAATATTAAAACAGTGGAGAATATAGTTGGTCCTATTTTAAATATGATATATCAATTAATCAGGTCAAGAAATATTATGGATGCTATTTCAGCAATTTATGCCTTTGGCAAATCAATTCATGTCACTGAAGAATGGATTGAATGGATTATTGAAGACTCTATAGATGACTTTAAAGATTCTTTTAGCGAATTCTTTTCTACCAAGCCAATTGAAACGGAAGGATTAGCTGATGGTGTTTCTGCTATTGTCGCATTGTTTCAATCTTTTATAAAGAGTGAATTTGTAACTAGTATTAGAAAGATTGTCATTAATTTGGCTGCTTTGAAGTGGTTTGATAAAGATGTAGCAAAAAAAATTTTTTCTTTTGCAGGAAAGCCAGATGGCAAATCAGCTATTAATGTTGTTGAGATGCTTCTCGACCAAGTGGTTATTTTATTCCGATTTGGAGATAGTTTAATGAAAGGAGTTGGTTTGTCCACTCTTCTATTTAAAGAAGATCCTGTCGGAGTATGTTTAACTGAATGTAAGAGGCTTTTGGAAAAGAAAGATAAATTATATTTGGGTTTACCCGTTGAATATCACATGTCAATTAGAGAATTTGTCCAGAGGTCGACCGTTATGGTCACTGAAGGTAATAAGTTAACTGAGACGTGTTCAAAATTTAACATTAAAGCCCTTGATTTAAAAAAGAGTCTATTAGAGTTAGAAGATGCTTTGCTCAATGCAAAGATGAAATTGATGGGGGTTGCTCGACCAATGCCTTTTGGTATCATTTTACATGGTACACCAGGTGTAGGTAAAGGAGAGATTCTTAAACATATCATAAAGATATTGTGTAGAGTTTTAGGTTTTGACTATGATATGGCTTATGTATTTTCAAGAATTATTACAACTGATTTCTTTGATGGATATAACCCATTTATGCAATGGATTTGGCATTATTCTGAAGTTGGAAATGTTAATCCTGAGCTAGTTAAGGTCTCTGGTGATAAAGTTGTCACAGAGATCACAACGATGATGGATACGGCCCCACACTTGTTAAATTTTGCTAAATTGGAACTAAAGGGTATTGTTTATGCCATGCCCTTAGTTATAATTTTGGACACTAACGATGCAGATATGAATGCTGGATTGTTGGTTTCGAATAAAGCTGCCATCAAACGAAGATTCTTGTATATTGAATTGTTTGTTAAACAAGAGTTTCAAAAGGATGGTCAGTCTAATGAGATTGATCCCAAAAAATGTATGAATGCAGGAGGACATCCTATGGATAGATACTTGATAAGTGCTTATAAATATAGCGCTATTGATAAGGTAGAAACTACCATTACACATTATTTGAAAGCTGTGGATGGAAATGATATCTATGATATGAGTAATTTAGTTTATAAATTATTTAAAGAGCATATGTTTACTCAAGGCAGTATTCGTTCGCAATTGGATTCGGATTCTATTGATAATTACTTAAAACCTACAGAACAAGAGAAGCTCATACCAGAGCTCAAAAATGTTATGGGTGGTGAGATAATTGAAATCAAGACAGAAGGAGAGCCAATCGGAACTTGGATGTCTGATATGTGGAGATTGGTAAGGCATGAGTATTTCTCTTGTCAAGCACTTCCAAATCATGTGGGTACTATAATACACACATTTCTAGGAATAGTGTCATTGACAATAATTTTAAACATGTTTTATTATAATCCGCCTACTTTGAAATGGAATACTGATAAATGGCGTAGTGGTAGCTTGTTACTATATGTCATCAGTTCAATTTTGATAGACGTTTATTTAGGCTATAATATCTTCTGGATGTTGTTACCTCTTATATTTGTGGTTTGTATGTATAAAACATTTACTATTTACGAGTACTTAATTTTGTGTTTCTTGTTCATACCTAGTGTGTGGCATAAAGCTTTCTTTTTCGTACCCGTGGCTTTATTTGTTTGCCTGGCATTGTGTCGTTTAACTATGTTTCAGGATGTATTTTTCCAGAAATGTATACAAAATTGCTTAGATAAGAGAAGAAACTTATATATATATTTTATTTGGCTATGTTCAGTCAGAACAGCCCGTTCACCGTTTGATTCACAATGGTGGTTAGATCATAAAGATCAGATATTGAAAATAACTGGTCTAGTTGGCATGACTGCCGGATTGTATTGTATTGGAAAAGGGGTTTATAATAAGTTCAAACCTAATAGCGATCAAGATTTATGTTTGATAAGAGCTGAGGGTGGACTTATTCCAGTTCCAAAGACGGAAAAAATAATAGAATTTGAAAAGAAGTCTGAAGCTGGGCATTCCTATAATAGAATTAAGGTTAAAGGCCAATTAATTTACAACGTTATGCCTGAGGCGTCTATGATGCCTTATAAGGGGGATACTACTGGACTTGCATCAATAATTACAAACAATATTAGAAAAGTTTTTTGTAAGTCAGAAAAAGGAGATGAAATTAGTAGTTATATCCTTGGATTAAGAGGAAATATTGGTCTTGTGAATCAGCATGTATGTGGAGAAGGTTTTCCATATATGCGAGTGTGTGCAATTGGCGGTTATACTAGTCAAGAAGCACAGTGGAGAAGAACCCAATGTGATAAGTACAATTTCGTGAGAATACCGAATACAGATCTTGCTTTAGTGGCATTGAATGATGTTTACTTTAAAGACATTGTATGCCACTTAGTGGAAGAATGTTCGAATTTTACATTGTACCCTGCATATATAGGTAGTACTTCTACTTTTGCTCAAAAATTGATTGGTGAGTATGAATTCGCTGATCCACATGTACCATCATTTTCACTGAAAGAAATTTGGTCCTATAAATTTCCTGAACATGCAACTGGAAAATGCGGGTTGCCTCTGGTGATCCAAGTCAATACTGGTTGTGCCATTTCAGGCATCCATACGGGAGGCCTTGAAGGCGTGGGATATGCATGTCCAATTAAGAAAAGTATTATTGAAAACTATTTAGATAAAATAACTGAAGGTGCTCTTATGCCCCTTAGTTCAAGAGGAAACATAGTAACGGAAGGGTTCATTCTTCCGTCAACTAAATCCATGATTTATCATGAAGATCTGCGAGCTCTCTCATATTTTGGAAGAGAGCCTGGGAATGTTTCCCTGCAACAAAAGAGTCATTTGACACATTCAAAAATATATCATGAAGTTAAAGAAACTTTCCTCAAACATGCTGGTTATACTTCACAGAAGATCTTTGGACCTCCTTTGATGAAACCTGTTGTCATTGATGGTGAGTATCTTAACCCTTATAATATTTCATTGCGTGCTATGACAGGCGTGAAGGGTGTTATGAGTGGTCAACTTGCTAATAAAGTAGCTGAGGAAATGTATGCTCACTTCTATGAAGGATTACGCTCTAAAGGGACGCCCAATTTGTCACCTCTAGCAATGGAGGATGCTATTAATGGGCCTCTTGGAGACGATTTTATTAGGAGAGTGAATGCTAGCACCTCTGCTGGTTTTGGATTTAAGGGAAAGAAAAAGAAATGGATACCTTTGATTGACATTGAGAGTGAAATACGTATGCCTACAGAAGAACTTATGAAGGAGATTGAAAGATGTATGGAAGCTTACTCAAGAGGAGAAACAGCGATGTTGCGTTATGTGGCTAGTTTGAAAGATGAAGTTCGAGAACAATCTAAAATTAAGGCTGGAAAAACACGTGTTTTTTATGTGGCTTCCGTAGTTTTGATTATTATATCTCGTATGTATCTTTCTCCCATATTTTCTTTATTGAGGCAACATGGTGATGTATTTTGTAGTGCTATTGGTATAGATATGATTACTGAAGCACACAATATCTATGTCGAAATGCTGTTATTCTCTGATAATCAATTAGATGGAGATTTTGGAAATTATGATTGTAGATTGCCTTTCCAGATTAGATGGATAGGCAGTAGTTGCATTTATATGTTAGCACGTTCACTGGGATATAATGATTTTGCATTAAAGATGTTGCAAGGCATACTTACTGACGCCTTATTTCCCATTATAAGTGTATGTAATGACGTTTTTGAAGCACCTGGTTTTCAACCTTCGGGTGGAGATGGGACTGCTGAATTCAATTGTTTATGTACACTTGCAATATTAATGTGTGCCTGGTATTATCATGAGGACTTAAAATATAAAGACTTCTTTACATACGTGTTACCCAAAACCTATGGAGATGATCTGTGGGCAAGTGTAAAAAGTGAAGTATCTCATATATTTAATAATTTATACTTAAAGAAATTTTGTGAAGAAGTGTTGAATCTGGTGTATACAGATGCTCAGAAGAGTGACAATATCCAACCATTTACCCCTTTAGAAGATATTTCGTTTTTGAAACGGAAATTTAAATATAGGGAAGACTTCGATCGTTGGGTCGGTATCTTAGATATGGATTCAATTATTAAGGCTTTACAATGGATAAATCCTTCACCTTTTGTGCCTGCTATTGAGCAGACGCGTAGCACTATCCAGTCAATGTGCTGGGAAATGGCACTTCATTTTGATAAAGAAACTTTTGATAAAATTGTGACAGATCTCGTGAAAGCTTGGTCTGAGAAATATTATGATGGGAATTTTGTTGATTTTCCCAGTTATTATGAGATTTGGAATAGGATTCTTGGTAAGACAGAGGATTCTATGAATTATTCCAGTAGTGGCGAAGTGTGTGGTACGCTAGTCATAAACATGGAGTCTGGAGGGAGTGCTTTTGAGCACCATAGTCGGCGTAATGCCCTCGATAAAAATATAGATTCAAAGCCGGAGACCACCTCTCTTCCTGTGGATATGCCCCCATGGGATGATTTAAAATGGCATGCTGATGATGAAAAACAATTTACGGAGGATTTAGGTCCTGCCTACCCACCTGAAGATTCTTTATTGAATACTATCATGTGGTACGATAGAAGATTGAAATTAGTAGAAGAACGCTTAGAGCTTTGTGACAATGGTATGTCGCTTTATGCTATGAAAAGAAGAATGATGCAATTGTGTAAAGCATCTGATTATGTTTTATTTAGGCAGATTATATATTTGCGAAATGAAAGAGATTCACTTGCTGCTACAATACAACGTTTGAAACACTTTATGGATAAGCAAACTATTATTAGTACTGAAGGTTCCTCTGAGATGCCTATGGATTCGTCACAACAAAGTACAGGTGTCATTACAACTGATAGGGTGAATGAAAATTTTACTGATACAGGAGGTAATGAATTTGATGAAGTTAAGACGGGTTTTAGTGCATATTCAAATCAAGGAGCAAGAAGTATGTACGACTTAAATGATTATTTTGGAAGACCTATTGAAGCTTATTCAGCAACCTTGTCATTGAATACAGGAATTAACCTTAGTTTACAGCCTTTTGACTTATTCTTTGGTGCACCTTCTGTTCGTGCGAAGCTGCGAAACTGTGCTATGATGAAATTTGACTTACATTATCGTATAAGTGTCACAGGTACTCCTATGCATTATGGTAAGATTTTGGTTTCACCTCAACCTTACTCAACTGCTAACACTACCTTGGCTTATTATGATGCTGTTATGCCAAGTAATACCAAAACGGGTGTCAGAAAGAATTATTTGAATTATTTATCTCAAGCCAATGGGTCAGCGATTATTGATGTGGCCCAAAATAAACCTTTGGAAGGTAACTGGAATTTCTTATGTACTAATCCCATGGTGCGATTGTTTGATTCATCATCTAGCGCATTGGCGGCAGGAAGTAACTTTCCAGATATTACTGTTTTAGGGACTTTGAGAATAACAACTATAAATAATATTAAGAGTATTGCAACTGGATCGTCACCAGCATATTTACAAGTTTATTTGTGGCTAGAAAATGTTGATATCATACCAAATACTGCTACGCACTTGATAATTACGACTGAAGGTAAAGATGAGAGAGTTACAGGTCCTTTAGAGGCACTTGCATCTCGCGCATTCGATATTTCACAGTCATTAGCAAATGCTGCAATTATTGGTCCTTATGCACAAGCCAGTTCATTACTATTTTCTAGTGTTGGAGCTTTTGCGTCCTTATTTGGATGGTCAAAGCCAGGCGTTATAAGTGAGCCTCATCTTGTAAGAAATGAAGCTTTTCCAAATGGAGCTTTAACGATTGGTTACGACTTGTCACATAGGATTGTGATGGATCCCTTACAAGAGCTGACTGTTAGTAGTGCTGTTGTTGGTGAAACAGATGATGTATTAAATCTACAGTATTTGGCAAATAGAGACACCTTTTATGACACGTTCACTTGGGCTGTCGCTGATACACCTCTTACTACAATTTTGTATATCAATCCGGTAACGCCAAACAGAGCATCCTTGTATGATGATTTGGTTAGTAAGAAGTATTTGCAACCCACAAGTATGTGTTTTGCAGTTATGCCCTTTCAATATTGGAGGGCGGACATTGTTGTTCGTTTAGAATTCGTGGTTTCGGCATATCATAGAGGAAAGATTGCAATTGGTTATGAACCTAATTGTTATCAATCTACTTTGATCACCGCATCTACGGAACTTAATAAGCAATTTTTGAAAGTTATTGACATACAAGAAACCCAGAGTTTTGAGTTTTGTGTTCAGTGGGCTTCAGAGAAACCTTGGCGATTAGTTGGTCCTCCTACGGTTGGGCAAACTACTTTGGCTTCGGAGATTGCCACTAATGCTAAATACTTTAATGGGTTTTATTTTATTACTCCATTCACTAAACTTACTTCTCCAGACAACTCGGATGTGTCCGTCAATGTTTATTTAAGATGTAGGGATTTACAAGTTAATGGTATGTGTAGAGGAAATTTACCAACAGAGAGACGTATTATTCCTACTGAAGGAAAAACCTGTCACAATCCAACGGAGATGTCGTGCTTTGAATTAAATGAATCGGGTGCTACTAGAAATGGTATCTGTGAAGATTATTTCGGAGAACAGATCCTGTCCTTTAGATCGTGTTTAAAACGCTTCGTTACCAATCAGAAGATTAGTTATGCTGCAAACACTGCAGTTTTGCCAGCTGTCACTGGAGTGACAGCTCAGATTTTGCCTGTGAATTCGCTAATATATTCAAATACGCCAGATGGAAATGTGAAAGATTTGTTTTCATATTTGAGATACGCATATCTCGGTGTTAAAGGTGGAATTCGTATAAGAATTAGAATTTCTAGTGTCTCGTCGAGTGTATGGGTTAGATGTGGTTTATTAGAGCCTTCTACTTCCTTTGTAAACTCCACTTTTACCGATAATTCTATTGGTGCTACCACCTATATGAATGCTGCCCTTATGTCTGGTACGACAACATTTATGACTGCAATTAATCCGTGTATTGCTGTTGAGTTTCCTTATTATTCCAATAACCTGTTTCAGTTGAGTTTCTGTAACAATTATGAGCTACCTACGATTACTGGTTTACAAGAAATGGAAACCCAATATTACCGTAATTTTCAACTAGGATATGATGTGAGTGCAACCTCTCTATCTGTCGGAAGTGTCGACATTGACAGGGCTGCTGGGGAAGATTTCAACCTTATGAGATTTACTGGAGCCCCA